GCAGGTCGTAGTCCTCGGTCACGGTCTTGTCGATCTTCCGCCCGGCGACGTACTCAGCCATGACCGCGTGAGGGTCACCATAGATCACGTCGTGCAGCAGGGTCTCGTCTCCTGAGATCAGGGCCATCATGACCATCTCGATCCCGCTGTAGTCGAACGACACGACCAGCCGACCATCGGCAGCAATGAAGCCCCGGCGCACTGACAGGCGCTCACCGAAGAAGTCGCGGTCGCGGGGGATCTGCTGCAGGTTTGGCTTCGAGCAGCTGAACCGGCAGGTGATAGCGGCGGCGATATTGTAGAGGGCGTTGACCCGACCCCGGATCACGTTCTCGTTGAGATCTTCCTTGTCGTTCCAGAAGATCAGGGTCTCACCGAAGCTCGAGAGATACTTCTCAAGGGTCGACCGCTCCGCCAGCAGGCGGCAGAACTGCCCGAGGGGGTTGTCGCCGAACAGGCCTGACATGTTGAGCAGGTCTTTGTTCTTGGTTGACAGCAGGCCGGTCTTCGGCGTCATCGGCCACGCGTCGAGTGCGTCGTCAGCCAGCAGGGGCAGCATGAACGCGGTGATCTGCTTACCGCTGTTGAGGTTCTCGACCTCTTCAGGCGTCACCAGCCCGCGTATCAACTCCTCGCGCTCGGTGCTCAGGTCGGACCACTGCTTGATCAGGGTGCGGTGGTAGCCCTTGTCGAGCGCCAGCCCGTTGGCCTCCATCTCCAGCACCGCGTCGGTCATGCTGTCCAGCATATCGAAGCAGCGCATGTGATCGTCGTCTGCCCGGGCGCGGATGAGGGACCAGCACTGCCATGTGTAGAGGGCGTCGTCGGCGGCGTAGTCCAGCTGACTGTCGCTCAGCTCACCGTTGTCCCAGTCGCTGCCCTGCTCCTCTTTGTCCAGCTCGATGCCCAGCTCCAGCTTGACCAGCTGCTTCAGGTTCATATGGCCGCCGCCCTCTATGGCGCGGCGCAGGTTGGCGACGTCCCAGACTGTGGGCTCGACACCGCCGTGGTTCTTGAAACACTTCTTCTCGTGCTTGGAGTGGAAGGCGACCCACGCCTGATCCAGTTCGAAATCGGCGGCCACTTCGGCGAACCAGTTCTCGCCTGCCTGACCAAAATCTATGACCATCCACTCGTCATCGTCACACAGCTGGACGAGGCGGACAATGTCCCAGCCTTCAAAGTCCAGCGCGCAGACGTCCCGGCTCCTGATCCACTCCCGGGCGAGGTCGTCATACTCCTCGCGGCTCTCAATGAAGAGGGGGCCTTGGTCTATCTGTGCTTGGTCCATGCTGATCTCCTGCGGGAAAAGTCGACGGGCGAGATCTCTCTCGCCCGTCGGGTCTGCTTAGGCGGGTGCCTTACGGCGGCGGCGCTTAGGTGCAGGCGCCTCTTCCTGCTCCTCCTCCACCTCGGGCTCTTCCGCGTCGATGTCGGCCTCGTAGCCACCAGCGAGCAGGTCCTCGAGGTCACCGTCGTCGCCTGCCTCGAGGTAGGCGAAGACTTCAGCCGGGGTCACCCAGCCCTCGATGTCGAAGCCCGGCTTACCGTTCTTCTTACCCTGCGCTTCGAACATCTCCGAAGTCAGCTGGATGACAGGGACCTCGGGATCGTCTGCGATGATACGCTCAGCGATCTCCTTGGTCATGTCGCCCAGTGCGTTGCGGCCCGACTTCGAAGTCGTGCTGAACGTGATCTTCTGACCGGGCTCGTCCACGTCGAACATCGAGATGCCCATCATGAACTGCCAACCGTCTCCGTCAGCGTAAGGACCGTGATCCTCCAGCTGAGCCTGAGACACCGCCATGGTCTTCCGTTCGAAGACAGACCACTCGTGCTTCGCGACAGGCGATCCGCCCTTCCAGCACGTCCAGCCTTCAGTGGAGCTGTCAGGGTCTACGATGTAGACCGCGTCAGCGTCCGGCTTCTTCTTGTCGCGACCGATCTTCCACCCGGCATAGTTGGCGCCCTGACCGCTGAACGTCAGGTAAATGGTGTCACCACCACCTGAGCCTCCAGCTTCAGCGCTCTCCATCAGCGCCGCTGCGCGGGCTTCCTTGGACACGGCAACCTTGCCGCCACCTGCGAACGCTGTCAGTGCGCCGCCCTTCTTCTCTTCTTCTGCCATCTGCTATCCTTCTCTGCATAGTGGCTACCGGGTAACCCACCCGGCGGGGATTACTTTACCGTCAGCGTCTCGCTCGGCGCTCCACGGTAGGGTTCAAGGTCGACGTCAGGGAGGTGCTCCTTCACCACCTTGGCGTAACTCACCGAGCCAGCACGCTGTCCCAGAGAGACACTGTGCCCGTCGACTTCAAGAGAGGCGACCCCCTCTTTCTTCAGGGCGGACTTCAGGCGCTCGCCTGCCTCGTCCTGCAGCTTCTTGGCGTGGCTGGCAGCTGCCTTCGCGTTGAGGTACCTCTCGACCTGAACTGCAGCGTCGCCGCCGCCCTTCACGCCTTGGCCCTCGCTGCTGCCAGCTCCCGAGACCTTGCACACACCGTTGAAGTTGCAACGCTGCTTGCACTCAGCTTGGAAGGCGCTCTTCACGCCCTCCCGGGGAAGCCGGGACGCCTGCTTGGCGTCCATGATCCGGTTGACCCGGCCCGCCATCTGATCGAGGATCGCAGGCTTGAGCGGCAGCATCATCTCGACGATGTCGTTGAAGTTCGACGCGTCCATGTAGACGACGCAGCATGCGACGACCTGTTCACCGCCCAGCTCAGGGAACTCGTCCAAGTTATCGTTGAACATGGCGGCGGCGATCTGCACCTGCCGGATGTGCTCCTCCTTGGGTAGCTTCGACCGGTTGGTGCGTGGGTCGATGGTCTTGAACTCGGTCGCAACCCAGCCCGCGCCTTTGCCAAACCACTCGGCACTGACCAGACCGTCCGGCGTGCAGCTGACGCGCCGCTCGTCGTCCTGTATCTGGACCTGATCCTCGCCGGTAAACAGCATCGGCACATTGGCGGCGCGGAGGCGGCTGACGATGTAGTCTTCGCCCCACTTGCCGCGTCGGGCGTAGCCCCAGTTCTCGGGCCCGTCAGTCTCCGCGCCGTTCTTCGCGTACCACTGCTTGCGGATGCAGGTGAACGCTTCTGACGCGTTCACGTACTGCTTTCGGATCTCAGGATCGAAGGTGTCGCTGGCGTCGAGGACGTCGGCACCGTTGCGTACAGCGTCGGCGATACTCACTGGTCGTCCTCCACCTTGTTCAGACACAGGGCGTCGAGGACCCCGATGTCCACCAACTTACTGGCGAACGCGGCAAGGGTACGCTGCTGGGCCGCCTCCCGGGACAGGGCGTGCGTGAGGCGCAGGTTCAGCGTGTTGATCTCGACGTTGCGCTTGCCGAGGTTATCGCGCAGCTGCTCACGCTCGATGCTGGTGTCCTTCAAGGACTGGCGCATCTTGTTCCACTGGTTGACCAGCATGTCGTTGTCCATGCTTTCGAAGTCGTCTTCGGTCATCTCGATGTCTAGTGCTGCCATTTTGCTTGTTCCTCTTTCAAATTTGTTAGCCCTGTAATCAGGGCGTTAATCTGCGCGCTCATCATAGCCATGACGTCCTCGTCGCCCGAGTGTACGCGGACAGTGGCGATCATCCCGTCTATCATCATGGCCTGCATGACGAGCCCGGCGTGGAAGTTGCACACTCCGTTGGCGTCGCAGTTCATATCGAGTGTCACTAGGGACACGCGCGCGACTTCGGCCAGCTGCTCAGGATCATGCCCGGGGTCGCCCGGGCCGTGCCCGCCGCCCTCGTGTGGTGTGTCATCAAACGGCATCGTTCTGTTCTCCCTTAGCGGCGCTGCTCAATTCGTTTAGGAGGCGCTTTCGCATGATGTCGAAATCCGCGTTCAACTTCGCCAACATTTCGTTGATATTGGTTGCCACGTACTTGGCTACGTGGCCGTCATCGAAGACACCTACGGGACCAAGCGATGACTTCTTAATTCGGCGCGGAGGATCATCGAGGTACCGGGGATCAAGAACCTGCAAGTAATGACCAGTCCCG